CCCCACGGGCCTGCGTGCTTTATGGCGGCATCACGCCACGCGGGGACCATGTGCCGGTCGGCGATCTGCACCGACGCTAGTCGAAGCTCTTGCCCGGCCTCCTTGGGCAGGTTACGGAATGCCCGCAGTACTTCATTGAGGCCGGTGACGTATGACTCAACTATCTTCGCCACTTAACTCCTCGATGATCGTCGCCAATAATGCCGGTTCGTACTCTCGCACCTCATGCACCGGCCGACCGATCCTCAGCGCGACCTGCACAATTAACCGTCGGATTGATCCGACTGTGTAGGGTCCACAGTCTCGGCCACCTCGACCTGGACTCGATGTTCCCGAGCCCACTTGCGGACGACCTCAAGGTTTGCCGGCGTTGGGTCCACTAGTTGGCAGTACGCAATGGTCAGTTGCATGGGTGCCATGGTCAGTTTGGCCTTGGCCTTATCGGCTAGGTCGTTGTAGGTCCAGATATCGACGGTGATCGGTTCAACCAACGTCGGTGTCGTTGACCCATCGAGGTACACATTCAAGTTGTCGTACATGGCTGCCCCGTCTCGTTATGCGAACGTGATAACGCCGGTGAGCGATGCCGAGCAAGTGGCAACGCCGGTTGCGTCAAACGTGGTGTCTACTGACTCGACATACATTGCCGAACCCGTCCAGGTGCCGCCGCCGCCCGTGATGGTGACAGCGATGCCCGCACCGGAGACAGCGACGGTGTTAAGCGCATCGAAGCAACCCGTGTCCTCGTCATAGAGGAACGACAGACTGATGGCCGAGATGAGGTCGGTCTGGGTGAACGCGTTGTCGGGGCCGAGGGTCCGTGTGCGCGTGATCGTGGACGTGGTGGTGACGGTTCCGGTGGTGACCTGCGCCGAGTAGGCGACGGCACCGGCGGTAACGGTGAAGTCGGCCCCGGCAATCGAGGTTGCGGGCATGTCTAACTCTCCTTCATGTGGGCTTGAACGTTGATTTCAGTGGTGACGACAGTGCCTTGCGCCCCGATGTCGGTAAGGCTCGGGGGCCCGACCTGATCGACGGTGAACCCGGATGGCATGAGCCCGAGGATGAGATCGACGGCGTTCTCGGTGTCTACCGATGCTGCGTCATTTTTCCTCGGGCTGATGACGACCAATAATTTCCACCTCACTCGGTAGTTGAGGCGGCCGCCGACCCGTTCCGGGGTCACCCAAGGAGCATCCGGCACGATCACGACCGACGGGGTGACGGGAACGGCCGGGGCCGTCCCGTAAACCTTGAAGCCTTGACCCGTAAGCGCGGTGACGAGAAGGCCACGGGACTCGGTCGTCAGTGCAGTCACCCGACCATCCCCTTGACATCTAGGTATGGGGCAAGGAGGGCCTGCACACGTTTGGTGATCCACAACGAGAGCCGGTAGGGGCCCGCGCTGAAGTCCACGGATACCGCTTGCCCACCTGCCGAGGTTCGTGCCTGGAACATCTCGACTGCCACCGAGAGCGCGGCCTCACGGCAGGCGGGGGGGGCCGCCGTGAGTGCCGCGCTCGTGATGATGGACCCGACGATATTCCGGGCGGCCTCCGCCAATTGGTCAAACGGCTCGTCACCCGGCGCGTAGTCCAGGTCGAGTACGTCTGCCAATTCTTGGCCGGTCACTAGGAGTGTCATCGGGTGCCTTCTTGGTTACGGGGCGTTGTAGACGCGGATGACACCGGCCGGGATGAATGCCGCGGTGGCGCCGTAGCCGTAGATCGAGATGTCACGGCCCAACTGGGCGACGTTGTCGGCCGACACGAGCGACGGGCCCGCCTCAAGCCAACGCGCTGCCATCGAGTTCGTAACCACGGCGTTGTATGCCGCGTTTGTGTCAAGCCATGGGGCGCGCACGACCGGGAGGCCGCTCACGTTGACCGACAGTGTCCGGGCGTCCGCGGTGCCGGAGACGTTCTGCACCCCGTACACGGACGGGAAAAACGAGGACCATCCGCCGATCTTCTTAAACACGGCCGACGACACGAGGACGACCGAAGCCGGCATTCCCGTAGCGTCCTCAACCTTGACGGAGGCAGAGAACACGGCCGCACGGAAGTCCGCGCCGGTCGTATCGCTGGAGAACACGTAGTCCTCGGTTCCGGTGCCGTCGTTCCACAGGTCGGACAGGAACTTCCGGTCGGTGATCTGCGCGTATGACGCAAGCATCACGCGGTTGTGGCCCTCAAGGTACGAGGGGCTACTGCGCTGGAGCAACTGGAAGGAGATGTCCGACCCGGCCGCGTAGGTTGCGAGGTCGGCCGCGCCCTTCTCAAATGCGATCTTGACCGAGTTGACCTGATCCTTTTCGTCTACCTGCGCGGCTACTACGTCAAGGAGGTCCCCGTCGAAGTAAGGCCAGTTAACGGTCATACCGGAATCGCCGGGCGACATCGGGCCGGACAAGGCAGTGATGGCACGGCGGCCGAGATCGACGATGCCGCGAATCTCCTGCATCCACACGGGCGGCATGAGGCCCGGGTTATCGGACGTGATCTGATCGAACAGGGCCCGGGACTCGGCCTTGCCCTCCCACACCGCGACGCGGTAATCGGAAAACGAGCGGTACTGCGCAAGAGGGTGCGCGGGCTCGGCGACGTGGACGACGGTCGCCAGTTCACGGCGCACCTGGGCGATGGCCTCACGGGCCTCGGTGTCGATGGTGACCACCGGGGTGGCCTCCTCGATGGTCTCGACTGACATTTGTTCCTCTCGGATTGATGAGACACCGGCCGTTGCGTAGGCCGGTTGGTGGGTGATGCTCACCTCGGCCAGTGCGGCCGCGGTGTGGATGACGGAAGTCTTCGCACGGTTGTACGCGGACTTGAGCGGGTTGAAGCCAACGGATAGGCCCTTGCTGGCGCCCGTCCTGATGAGTGTTGCCGCGTCACGACCTAGGGCCGTGTTGGCGATCTGAAAGTCAATGTAGAGGCCGTCGGCCTCGTTGGTTGCGCCCGTGATGACACCGATGGGTTCACCGTGCCGGTATGCGAGCGGCTTACCGATCACGTCCTCAATGACGAACGCACCGGGGCCGAAAGACTCACGCAATCCGCCTAGGTCAGTCTCGACACCGTAGGGGACGGCCCGGCCGTACCCCGTGCCGATTACGTCACCGTTGGCTGAGTCCTCACGCATCTCAAGCACAAGGTCGCTGGCCGTGTTCGTGGTCGTTCTCATCTATCCGCCTAACTGTGGGATCGAGGTCGGGGTGAGTCCGAGGGTGTTGAGGTCGATGACTTGCCGGGCCTCGTCGGGGGTGAGGACATCGAGCGGCACGAGTTGCGCCACGAGGGCCCCGAGGTCGGCGGCATTGCCTCGCAAGAATCCCGAGGTGTCGAACCTGACAGCGTGGCCCCTTGGTGTGACATCCGGCATCGAGAGCCGGTGCGTGATGTTGTCCATGACTGGCCGGAGTGAGATGTCGAGCAACTGGCGATACAAGTCCACGCGGTTTGAGTACACCATCGAGGACCCGGCGACGGCCGCGCCAACCCAAGTCGGATCGAGGTTAGCCAGGCGCGCTATCTGAATGGCGGATTCGTTGCGGGCCTCGACAAGTGCCAGGTCTCGCGCCGACCACCCCATGTTTTTGGCCTCAATGCTGCTATTGAGGTACGCGCTAGCCCGGTTGGTTCGGGCCTCTTCCCACGCATCGAGCAGAAGGTCAACCTGAGCGGCCGGGAGGTCGGCCCCCGTGTTTTTCAAGATGACCGTGGGCATCGGATATTCGGAATAGTTGAGGGTGGCAGCCTCAAGGGCGGCGGCCGTGTTGATGGCGGTGGCGCCGTTGCTTAACCATCCGCCCATGCCGTCACCGTAGAACTTGATGACGTCCCGGGCCGGAATGGTGTTGCCAAGCCAATAGAACGGGTCCACGGGTGGGTACGCGTTCGGGTCGATGCCGGTCGTTTGATGCTGCGTCGAATCGGACACATCCTCGACGCGCATCACCTGCACCTCGGCCGGGAAGTTGTCCCAAGTCCTCTTGCTGACGTACCAATACGCCCGATCCCACAACAGGAGGTCGGTGACGGTGCGTTGGATGACGGCCGAATACGGTAGGTACGGGCTCGGGGTGTTGAGGAATGCGGCAGTCTCCACGGGCTCGTCATAGCGGTACTGGCGCAACCCAAACGCAGAGATCGTGTGCGCGTAAGTTTTCAACGCATCGACTACGGCGGGAACCTGCATCGCCGTCATGCGCGTCACCCGGAACGACCCGGCCGACCCCTGAATCAATTGAAGGAGCGCGGTGCCGCCCGATTCGCGAACGTGCGGACCCGTCTCCGCAGCCGCTATCCGCTGAGATGGGTTTGGGTTTGGGGTCCGCACGACGCGGAGACGGGGCAACGCCACACCACCATTGTGACGGTTCGATAACGATTGTCAAGCACGGCGCCGGGCCTGTTGCCGTGAATGAATGACGGCCACCGGCTTCGGTGTCTTAGATGCCTGGGCGGCCGCAAACATCACGGCCCGTGCCGCATACGAGCCACCGGCCCCCATCGAGGACGACAACACCCAACCCGCCTGCCGTTTCGCAATGGACGAGTTCGCGAAATGCTCGTGAAGCATGAGGTCCCCGTTGTGCAGGATCGCCCTCCTATCGAATAGGTCGATGATGTTCTGTGTACCGGCGACCGCCTCCCGTTGCCCCACCAAATCGTCGAAGTGCTGCCGCAACCTGTCCACGTATCCCGGGGTCACGATCACGAACAGGGCCGGATGCTCTGCCCGTATCTCGGCCAGTCGTTCGTCTACCTCCCGAATCGTCCGGTGTGTCGTGGCCCTCACGACTAGGCGGCCGTCATCGAGGACACCGGCAACCGCGACGGCGTGGCCCATCCCATCGAACGCGGACTCGACTGCAACAGTCCAGGTCACATCCTGCGGCAGTGGTGTGTCCGAGGTCGTGTCGGCCCACCACGAATCTTTGAGCCAATGACCCGACCGCGTCACCCATTGGTTACACCACTCCCGCCGAAATGACGACTCCTCGATGCGGGAAAACTGCTGCCTGACGAATGCCTCCCGCTTAGGCGTCCACTCAGGTGACGCCCACGCCCACGTCTCGACATCCTCGGGGTCGGCCTCGGGAGGACTGGACCACTCAAGGAGGAGGATGCCGCCCGGCTCGGCCGGTTCCAGTTGGTCGATGGCTAGCGACCGATACGTGATCATTAGGTCACTAGTCGAGTCACCGGCCGTCGAAACCAAGAAAATCTGCGGGAACACGCGTTCACTCATCGTAGGCAGAAGCGCTTGGTCAATGACGTGGCGTTGGATCTTCCATGCCTCATCGGCGAACACCATCGAGCAGGAGTAGCCAACGCCGGCCGAATCGTTGGCAGCATGAATGAGCCACCGATCACCCGAGGGGAGAGTGATCCCGGCCCCCGTGTTGCCCCACCTGGCTGCGCTCTTCCCGTACTTCTCAACGGCCCACAACCCGGCAGGGCGTAGGACTTCCATGGCGGTGTCTCGTTTGTTGGCTACGTGAAGGATCGTCTGTGTCTCGCCGAACAGTTCCGCATGATGCAACCGCCACATGCACACGGCACGAGACAACCACGACTTCCCGCTCTGTCTCCCTACCGTCAAGATCACCATCGGCCACACGAGGGCCCCATCCGCGTCATGCTCAAGAGCCCGCATGAGCGCGTAGCGCTGCCACCCTCGCAGATTCATCCCGTACACCGTCCGCAGCCACTCCGCAGCGCTCTCCCCGTGAGTTCCCGTAACGGCCGCAGGCGCCCTCGTTTCAATTCGGGGCATCACGAACCCATCCGGGTGGAACACGGGACCCGTAGGTGCGTCCTTGGCCTTCCCGGCCCCCCTTGGGGGATAGAGGGT